AAAATTAGTTGTTGCTTCCCCTGCCGTAAATGTTAAAGCAATTGTTGCATCATTTGATGTATCACCGTCACTTACTTCAGCGGCAGTGATTGTCATTGATGGCGATGTATTGTCAACTACAAAGGTGTATCCACTTGATGGCGTTGCTGCAACAACATTTCCAGCAGCGTCCGTACCAACAGACAATGCAATTGTTTCGGTACCATCTCCAGCTGGCGCCGTGTAAGCGTACGTCCACGTAGTACCACTGCCGGACATATTTGTAGCGACGATTGAAGAAACTCCTGATATAGCTATTTTCGGTGTGTTTGTTAGAGATTCCGTAAATGTTGCTGTTATTGTTGCGGTAGCATTTTGTTTATAAGGTCCGGCAACCGAATATGTTATTGCTGCGGTTGGTGATACACTGTCAAAAGTCCAATTAAATTGTGTCGCCGCTGTATTATTATTACCAGCTGCATCTGTGAAAGTAGAACCATTTACATCAATAGTGCAAGCTCCTTGTGCAGTTGGTGTAAATGTTGCCGTGTACACCGTTGAACTGCTTGCATTAAAAGCACTGATTGCACCATTGCCAACTGAAATATCGCCTACCGCAAAATTAGTTGTTGCTTCACTTGAAGTAAATGTTAAAGCAATAGATGCGTCATTGCTGGTATCCCCATCGTTAACAGTCGCTGATGTGATTGTCATTGTTGGGCCTGCTAAATCATCAAATGTAACGGTTGTGGATACAGCTGTAAGAGTTGTCGCAGAATTATACACATTTCCGGTAAGTGTAAGAACTTCCGCACCATCCGATGTGCCTGACAAAGTTAATGCAAATGTAAATGTTTTATCGTCCGTGGTGGAAACAGTATAACTGGATAATGTTGCTGTCCCACCACTCAAAGCTAAAGACAACTCAGTTGCGGTTAATTGTGTTGTACCGTTTGATTTAAACACTGCTTCGCTGAAGGTAATCGTTGCCGAGGTGTTATAACTGGTTACTGCTAAGGCGGTTGATATCGTTGCCATCTTTATAACTATTATACATATTTTTTTTTAAAGTAATAATTTAATTAATATTGTTTCTTTAAAAAAAAACATTAATTAAAAGAATTAATTAAGAATAAAATAAACCTTCCATAGGCTGTCAGGGACGTCTATATTTATAATTTCATCCATTAATTCGTCTTTGAGTGCATTTGATGATTTGAAATTTAATTCAGGTGATTTCAAAAATATTGAAAATTCTATGACATTCTTCTTCCTAAAGAGAGAACAACGCTTTTCCTCTTTTTTTTCAGTGCATATTTCTTTTACAAAATCATTATATAGACTTTGTAATACACCATTATTTGTTAAATTTGATATTAATTTTTTTGGCAATGATTCCACCAATTGATTTATTTCGGGTAAATTATTGATTGCTATATATACATTCGGTATTCCAAAAACGCAGTTTGAAATATATTGAAAGATGTAATTTTGCAAACTTCCCACTACTAATTGACTTTTTGAAAAACTTTCACCAACATAATTAAACGTACCTGAAAATACTTTTTGAATATCGCAACATATTTCGCCAAATTTCGTATAATCTACTGCAATTTTTCCCGTTTTTAATATATCTTCTTTCTTTTCCGAATCGTGGAATTCATCGCTTCTCAAATACTCTTCTATGCTTTTATAGATTTTTTTATTGTAATGAATATTTGTAATTTTAAAACATTCATTCCACTCTTTTAAGTTGCAAATGTTTAATGATTCCAAATGAAATATTTTTGTTTTGCCAATATCTCTGTAAAATTGATTGTTTATTGTATTTGTATTAAAAGTTGATTTACTATCGTAATCTATTTCAAATACTGATGGATAAACCAAGTAATTTTCTTTATTTATTTTCATCATTTAATTAAATAAATAAAAAGTATTTAACTTTTTGTTTAAAAAGTTTATTTTTTGTCAAACTTTAAAAGTTATAAAAGTTTATTTTTTTGTCAAACTTTTTTCTAAAAAGTTATTTTTTGTCAAACTTTTTTCTAAAAAGTTATTTTTTGTCAAACTTTTTTCTAAAAAGTTTATTTTTCGTACAAGATCTCAAATTCTAAGCCAAATGAATAATCTGAATAATTTAAACGCACATCTATACCGTATTCATCTATTAAACGAAAATGCAATTTATCTATTGTTACGGGGCCAAAATAGTCGCGCTTTTTTCTGATCATATCTGAATTATCATCATAACAAGTAATGAATTTACCCTGTCTAAGCGGTATTCGCGCCAAAATATTGCGGTTCATAAAAGAATTTTGATACACAATACTTACGTTTTCTGTCACATTTGTCCTGTAATCATCCACGCAGAAAAAAAGAACTTTTTGCCCGCCTAAATCAACAGGTGCTTCACTTATATAACTATATAAACCCTGATATTTTATCTGTCTAAAACCCAATTTCCAACCTAAATTTTTAGTTATTGGTATGTTGCTTTCTAATGTATTTGTAAAATCTAAATCAAAAGCTTGTTTACTTTTACTCGTAATAATACATCTAGCTGTTTTGGTATCAATTGCAAAATAAAATTTATCAAATTTTTCATTGTTGTCTATTGTATTATTTGTATTCCCATTAAGATTTATAACAACATTTCCACTAATATCATTTAAAGCTTGACAAACTGTATCCGAATGATAATTTCCCGAAGGCAATTCATATTTGCAAATATCTCCTTCGTGATCTGTTATTTTTAACATATTTGTACCCAATGTTGCATCTATATCATAAGTAACATTGGGAAATTCAAACGAAACCAATCTCATACTTATTACATTTTTTAAAGGTGTTGAGAGAACCATTGAAAAATTGGCCGAGGAAGAAGCAAAATAATTTGGACGAAATTTAGTATCAAAACTTAATAATCTTGGTATAATATTACGGCGATATGTATTGATTGATACCATATCGCCGCCGCCTCCACTGCCTCTGACACTACCGTCTTTATTTCTAACAGCCACATCTGCTATTAACTTATCAGGATTTAGTAATGTTTTATCCATAATATAATTATCGGCTTTCACATTGTATTTATAAATTAGAAAAAACTCCAGAGCTTTGATGAAACTTTCAAATTTATTTCGCATTTCACTTGATAAATTCTCGTCATCTTTAAGTTTATCAATAATTGCGTCTGTTTTTTCTTTCACATTGAAGTGATTTAATTTATTTGGATTGCCGCCAATATTTAAAATATTCATCATATCAGTTACGTCATAATTTCTAATATCAAAATCAAATTTTGCAATTGGACCCATTTGAAATTTTTGTTCTATATCTGCTAATTCAGACATTGTAATATAAATTATGTTTTTATTTTTTTATTATTGTTTTTCCAAGAAAAATAAAAAAATATTAAAAGTTAAACTTTTTTTAAAAGTTCTTTTTTTGTTAAACTTTTTTTAAAAGTTCTTTTTTTGTTAAACTTTTTTTAAAAGTTCTTATTTTGTTAAACTTTTTTTAAAAGTTCTTTTTTTGTTAAACTTTTTTTAAAAGTTCTTATTTTGTTAAACTTTTTTTAAAAGTTCTTATTTTGTTAAACTTTTTTTAAAAGTTTTTAGTTACCGTTCTTATCATTCCAAGCGCTAATCTCATTGGTATATCGTTGCTTATCTCCTTCCGCCAATTTAATATACTTGCTCTTATCGCCGATGGCTTTCCAGATAACAGCCAATTCTTTCGCAACATTGCCCATATTAATTTTCTTATCCTTTTTCTTATGCTTTTCAATAATAGCCCCTCTTTCATCATCACAAAAGTAGAAATAAGCTGATTTTGCTCTTTTCGGTTTACTCGGATCTTTATATGCCTTCATCTTCAGTTTTTTACCAAGAAATTTCTCAACCATTGCTTCAATCTTATCGGTTTGTCCAAGTTCCACACAGAGCATTTGTAACAATGACTTATGCGATTCAAACCAGACATCGTTAATGTTTACAGTATTGTTGTGAAATAAGGGATCCATCTTTATACTAGACATTCTAAATTTATACTTAAGTCTTTTTCTTTATATAAAAGATTCTTTTTATAATAAAGTTATTATTAAATTATAAAATCAATTTTAAAATACTTGTAAAATATATAAAATGAATATTGATTATAATATACAATGTGACATACAAGATGAGGTACATAGTGAGGTACAGGGTGAGATAATCATATTAAATGAAGATGATATTATTAATTTTGATAATATGATTGTTGGGTTTATATATATAAAAAAATATGGGAAAAAAATATGGAAAAAGAAATATTTTGTCCTGAGAAATAATATATTTGAATATTGGAAATCAAATAAAAAAACCAATGATGGTGTTGTTCGCATTAAAGAGGTGATATTTTCCTTAAATCCCATTTTTGACATATCCTGTTTAAAAAAAATAATTTATAAAAATAAAATTGCTTGGTCTTTCAATATTTATAAAAATGATAAATTAATGTGCTCTTTTTTAAGCCATAATCAAAGGATTGACGATATTCACGAAATAATGAAGAAAAAAATTTATATTTTTACCTAATAATCACCCAAAAGTTCTGAAAAATAATTTTCGCATTGTAAAGGATTGTTAAATGCAGCATATCCGCACGATTTACAAAACATCTTCTTATCAGACGTTAATATTTGACAGCATATAATGCATTTATTACTTTTTTCAACATTACATTCTACTTTTTCTCCTGTTAAACTTCTATTTCTTAACATTTTTATTATATGTAAATTATCCATTTAATTTAAATTGATAAAATTATTTTAAATTATAAAACAAATTATAAAACAAATTAAAAATGAGTTTAAAATTTGACACAAGTGGAAACCAAAATGAAAAATTAAGTTCAGACGAAGAATATATTTATTCTAGTGGCGATGATACAGACGATGTGGACAAAACTAAAAAACAAGAAGAAATTCCCGAATACAGAAAAATTACAAGTGATAATATGTATGAATTCATTATTTGGGCGAATGGGCGGCGAAATAAATCTATTGAGAGTGAATATTTTAATATGGTTTTAAATTCTAATGTTGATCATTGGGTGCAAAAAAATAACATTACTTGGGAATATGCCGTTACAGTAATTACTGATATTATTAATAATCAAAATAGTATAGATTCACAATTTGATATTTCTAAAAATACTAATGATCCTAGTTGTGAAGAAAAAATAATTAAACCTAATTCTAGCGAAGAGAGGAGGGCATTATTTGCAGCAGCAGCAGAAAAAAGAGCTGTGAAAAGATTTTAGATTATAAAATTTAAAATAAATTTTAATTATATATGAATTTTTTAATTGTTATAATTATTGGTATTGTTTCTGGATTTTTTTCATCTGCTTTAGGATTTGGTGCCGGGCTAATTATTGTACCAAGTCTATTATTTTTTTCCATTGTTAAGGGCTATAAATTAGCCATTGGTACAGCTATTTTGACTATTATTCCACCTTTATCCGTTTTTGCTTGCTTAAATTATTATAAAAATGGTTTTGTTAATATAAAATTAGCCGTCGTTTTAATATTTTCTGTCATAATTGGAACTATTTTTGGATCCCAATTTACTGTTATTTATTCGCCCAAAACAATTGCTTATATGTCTTCAGGTGTTATGGCTATATTGTCTGCATTTTGGTTTTATTGTGCGCGCACCGGATTTTATATTGAAAAATAACGTTTTTAAAATGTTGAATTGATCAGCTTTGAAATAATTAGTTTTTTACGGCGCTTGTGCCTGCTGTGCCTGCTGTGCCTGCTGTGCCTGCTGTGCCTGCTGTGCCTGCTGTGCCTGCTGTGCCTGCTGTGCCTGCTGTGCCTGCTGTGCCTGCTCCGCTTTTGAATAACATTTTATACGCTATTTTACCAAACGCGCAAA